GTTTTGCCATTTTGATTTCTCCTATTCTTTGTAATTATATATCAAAATCCTTGAGAATAGAGTGGCAATTTTTATTGTACAACATCAATCCTTCTCATCTGCATCCACGGATGGAGAGCAGACAAGGGCAATCCTTGATGCGGTTGGAGTAAGCCTTACTAATCAGAGGGGGCAGCTTCTGCCGATAAACGAGCAGCTGAAGAATTTAGCTGCCGGCTACAAGAAGGCAACAGATGCTGGCTATGGTCAGGAGTTTATCATGAACACCTTGGGCGTAAAGGGCATGGCTCTTGTATCTACCCTGGAGCAGTACAATGAGGCCGCTGAAGTCGCAGGAAAGGTAAAGACTGTAGGCCTTGACCCGAAGGCTATGCATGAGCTTAATATGCAGATGAAGATCATGCAGATGGAAAGCGGTCAGATACAGAATGCCCTTGTGATGGGATTTGCACCTGTGGTGCAGGAGTTTCTGCCGGGAATAATGACAGGGCTTCAGACAACGGCCTTATTCCTTCGTGAAAATAAGACTGAGATTGCAGCCCTTACCAAGGCGGCAGTTGAGTTCTACCTCACCATGAAGGCAATAAGCCTTGTTACTACGGCTGGTGCCAATGTACTGAATTTCTGGAAATCCATAAGCATGGCTGCCAAGGAAAGTGCTGTCGTTCAGGAAGCGGTATCAGCAGAACTTACGGCAAAGCAGATATCCCAGATAAACAAGGTCGTGGCAAAGTCCAATCAGGGCTATGCCAAGATGCAGGCTGATGCAATAAAGGCCGCCCAAAAGCAGGGGATGGCCTCTGAAGAAGCAAGGGCCAAGCTTGAAAAGGATCTGCTGTCAATTCAGCTTGAGGCAGAAAAGACTGCAGCCTTCATAACAAGAAGCTTTACGGCACACTTCATGGAGGTAAATGCAGCGGCTAATGCCATGGCTGCGGGAACTGCTGAATCCATGACTGCTATGGGGGCAGCAGGGGTTAAGGCTACTGCCGCCCAGACTGTGGCAAAGGCAGAGCTTACTGCAGCTCATGTAGCTGAGGGAGCTGCAGCAATAAAAGCTGGCGAGAGCAATGTGGCCGCCAGTGCCATGGCAACAAAGGCCACTGTATCACAGACTGTTGCAACAGGTGAGCTTACCGTTGCTACGGTAGCGTCTGGAAATGCAGCAGCCGTGGCAGGAGCAAAGACAGTTTCCTTTACAGCAGGGGCATTGAAGGGAGTCAAGGCACTGCAGGCAGGAGTTCTTGCTCTGACTGGCGGCTGGCTTGGACTTGCAGCTGCCATTGCCTATGCCGGATACTGTCTTTATGAGTATCAGAGCGAGAAGATCGCAGAGAAAAAAGCACATACCTATACTGTTGATGGTCAGCAGTATGAAGAAAAGAATGGTTATTTCTATACCAAGGACAGGCTGAATCCTGATTGGGAACCAAGCCCTTATGATGAGTTTGATGATACAGCCATCATCAAGGGCGGTGAGCTGGTAACAGACAATGACCTCAATGAAAAGCTCCAGGCGGCATGGTGGGAACGCCATAAGGATGACTCGGATTATAAGGCACAGCTTGAGCAGGAGGCTGCCGAGGCAAAGATGCGTGAGGCAGATAGCAAATTGGCTGAGCTTATGCAGAACCTTAATGCTGGTGGTTCGTCTGCAGCTTCATCTTCTGTTAAGGAACCCGCCACCTATGAAGTAGCAGTGCCAGTAGGCGAGGATGTTGTTGCAGCTGCCATGTATCATGTTGGCGAGTCATGGGGTGAAAATACCTGCTCCATCTTTGCCTCCAAAATGCTGGAAGAGGCAGGCATAACAGGACTCTCTGACCCTAACGGGGATAATATGGCAGCAAAGGCAGGAGCGGCTTATCACGATGTAAATGATGGCTACCAGCCGAAAGCCGGTGATGTTATTGAGTGGGGCGGTCATGTAGGTATTTATGATGGCAATGGCGGATATATAGCATCCAACACAAAGACAGGAGTTCATCATGGCTCCATGGATGAAGCTGAAAGCTGGTTCGGACCAGTAGAGGGTTATATCAGCACAGCGGAGTACACTGGAAATAAGACGGTACTCAAGACCATGGATAGTGAAGCCAAGGCTGTGGAGGATGCAAATGCCAAACTGAATAAGGCCAAGGAGGATGCCATGAGATTATTCTCATCCATGGAATCCGAGATTCAGCGTGAGACAGGTACAGAATACAGCTATGGCATGAACCAGATTGAAGCCAATATCCGCAAAAAGCAGGTGGAAATAAATCAGCTGAAGGCATCTGGGGTAGATACCACAATGCTTGAAAAGGAGCTTCAGGACTATGAGGCTGTGCTTAAATCCAAGGTGGTAGATAACTGGGAAAAGGCCAATGAGGAAATAAAGGGTTCTACCGCTGTAACCTTGGCAGAGGTAAAGAAGAATTACATCCAGGCAGCAGACGAAGAGTACAAGGCTACTCTTCAGAAGCTTGCCAGGGAGCGGGCTGAAAAGGAAAAGGAGCTTCTTCGGGATAAGGAAGATGCAGAAAGCCGCCTTGCTATTGATGAGTGGTATGCAGCCGAATCCTTAAAGGCCATGGAAACCCGAAACAGGAATATCCGTGCAAGCTACAGCAAGCTGATTTCAGATTTGGAAGAGGCTGGCGATATGACAGCACTGCAGGATTTCCTAAGTTCTGATGATGCCAGGAATATGATGTTCCTTGAAGGCCAGCAGAATCTTGCTAAAGCCTATGTAGATATCTGGAAGGAAGCGCATAAAACCACCGAGGATATGGTGGCTGACCTCGCGACTAGCGTTAACAGCTCAATGGCTGACAGCCTTAAGAGCTTCATTACTGGCTCAAAGACTGCGATGGATGTGGTGCATGACCTTGGCAGAACCATCATGAACACCATAGCTGAAATCGTAGCCAAGAAAGCTGCCGCACAGATTGTTAGCTCTATGCTTGGCGGATTCTTCAAGGATGGTGGTGAGCTGTCAGGATTTGCTTCGGGAGGCTCCATTGCCGGCGGATATATCAGCGGGGCAGGGACAGGTAAAAGCGACAGCATAGTTGCCTACCTTGAGAAAAGCGGACAGTTCGTAAGGCTCTCTGATGGGGAGTTCGTCATGACTGCCGAGGCTACAAGGAAGAACCGCCCCATGCTTGAAGCCATGAACGCAGGTGCCTATGCTAATGGTGGTTTCATCACAGCACCGGGAGTAAGACAAGCCTATGCCGGCTCATATTCCGTTGGCATCAGCCAGCCATCTGGCGGTGTCATAGTAAACATTACAAATAACACCGACAGCAGGGTTGAAGCAAGACAGGCAGGATTTGACTCGCAGGCTCAGCGGTATATTCTGGATATAGTGATAGATGGAGCACAGAGAAATGTAAACGGTTTTGGAAATAATCTCAAAGCAGTGATGGGGTGATAGTATGCTTGTTTTTCCGGATATTGAACCTAATATATCCTCTGCCAATGGCTGCGGAGACAGCTATAAGATGTCCATAAAAGACAGTACCGTTTCAACGGTAACAGATGGAAACTATAAAATGACTAGACCACGCACGACCAGGATGTTGGTTGTGTGGTCTTTTTCTTGGGTGGCGCTGTCTGAGGAGGAGTTCAAAAAAATCGAGGATTTCTTCCGAAAGGTGGGTACCTTCCAGAAGTTCCTTTTTAATAATCCCATGGATGGCAAGGAATATACTGTGAGATTTTCCGAGCCACTTACAGATTGGCAGTATGTTCATCCCTACGGCTGGCAGGGAAAGCTCAGCTTTGAGGAGGTGTAAGCCATGCAGATATGGTCACAGGCGGCAACCCTTGAAAAGAATAGCCTATCTTCGGATACACCTTTTCTTCTTCTGGTTGAGGTCATATCCAAGGAGCTGCCAGAGCCGATATATCTGGTCAGAAATACAGAGAATATCATGTGGCGGGGAAAAGAATGGACGGCCTTTCCAATAGAGGTTGAATCATCCTCCGAGGATGGAAAGACCATACCGTCCATAAACATCAAGGTCAGCAACTGCGGCGGCATGATAGGTGCCTATCTTCAAAGGTATAACGGCCTTGTGGATTCCGAGATAAGGATTTATGTGGTGCTTGCCAGCAATCTCAGATCGGAAGCACCAGAATTTGAACTGGACTTTCTTATAACCGAGGCAAAGTACACCGAGGACTGGATAAACTTTGTCTTGGGGGCAAGTGCAGAGCTTGTATCAAGATTTCCCACATTCCGCTATAACAAGAATTTCTGTCCCTTTGTCTGCGGTGATGTAAGGTGTGGTTATGTGGGAAATGAAAGCTGTGTTAATACTCTGGATTCATGTAAGATTCCAGGAAGATTTGGCGGGGAGCCGGGGATGGTGAGTGCATGATGTACAGTGATTTGGTTGGTGTACCTTTTGAAGATGGCGGCAGGGATAAAGGCGGTATGGACTGCTGGGGTCTTGTCATGGAGTGTTTTTACCGCAAGGGAATAATGCTCCCTGAATATGGTATATCTGCAGAGGAGCTTCTAAGGATTTCAGACAAAATGGCATCTGAAGAATCCAAATGGGAAAAGCTCACTGAACCGACAGACGGATGTCTTGTGCTTATCCGTACTGCTGAAAATGCCTGGGCAAACCATGTTGGAATCTATATCGGGGATGGTAGGTTCATCCATGCATATCCCGCAGCGGGCGTATGTATTTCTAAAATCTCTCGCTGGAAGAGTCACATTGTAGGTTTTTATTATCCGAAGGAGGGCGGCTGATGGTAAAGGTCATAATAATTGAAAATCCATTCGAGCCGCATATCCATGATGCATATGAGATTCTATATACTGGTAAATCCTTGGAAAGCTACACAGCCCTTGAAAGCAGGGATGTGTTCATCAACGGTCATAAGGCTGAAGATATAGCTATTCCAGCAGACGGGGACTGTATCATTTCCATTCCTCATATTGCCGGCGGTGGTGTCGGAAAGATTCTAGGCTTTGTGGCTATGGTAGCACTTACTGCGGTTACAGGTGGTATTGCTGCCAATGGTCTTACGGGCTTTCTTGGGCTTACAGTAAAAGGAGCGACCCTTGCCAGCTGTCTTATATCAGGTGCTGTGATGTATCTTGGCGGCAGGCTCATAAACGCAGTGTTTCCGCAGGGTGCAGCTACCCAAAGTATCGGAGGATACAGCGAAGGACAGAAGACTCAGACCTATGGATGGGATCTTCCGACAGTAGCAACAAGGGAAGGCGGCATCATAGGAGAAACCTATGGCACCTGCATTCCGCAGCCGCAGCTCTTGGAGGAGCACGTTGAAACAATCGGTGGAAAGCAGTACCTTAATCTTCTATATTGCGGCGGTTATGGTGAAGTTGATAGCATAACGGATATGCGGATTGACTCAACTCCCATTGACTGCTTTTCAAATGTACAGATAGAAAAGAGGCTTGGCACCAATGACCAGAAGCCAATTTCCTTCTTTGACGATACTCCGACCGACCAGAGCGTGAGCCTTCTTCTTGACCTTAATAAGCCAATCATCCGCACAACGGATTCCATCAAGGCCTCAGCTCTTGAGGTAACTTTGGAATGGCCAAACGGACTTTACCATCTGAACAATGATGGCAACTACGAAAGTGCCAGCATCGTATGCAGGATAGATTACAGGCTTCGTGGGGAAGAAAGCTGGATTTACCATAATTCCTATACGGTCAGCAACTCATCAGCAGATGCTTTCAGGCGTTCTTTCAAGTGGAAGGTAGGGAAAGAAGGTCAGTATGATGTAAAGCTGGTGCTGACTACCAAGCCATCAGGCTCAAGGTATATGACCTACACTAGCTGGTCTATTCTGACTTCATATAATTCTGGCATTTACAGCAGACCCAATAAGGTGCTTATTGGACTTCGCATCCTCGCAACGAACCAGCTGTCGGGCGGTGTTCCTAACCTTACCTGGAAACAGACCAGAAGCAGGGTATATGTCTATAATCCGCATCTTAAATGCTATGAGATTAAGGCGGCAGACAATCCTATCTGGGCAGCTTACGATATCCTCCATGGCTGCAGGTATCTGAAGAATATCAACACAGGAAAGTTTGAGTATGTGGTGGACGGATGTGCTCATGAGAGGCTTGATGCCTATTATGATGAATGGAAAAGTGCGGCAGATTATGCTGATGAGGAAATCGTAAACCATGATGGCGAGAAAGAGAAAAGATTCAAGCTTGATGCCTTCTATGATACCGCCCAGAAACGCTATGATGCAGCAGTCAAGGCTGCGGCAGTAGGACACAGCAATATTATCATCCATGGCTGTAACTACGGCATCACAGTGGATAGGCCGGGTATCATAACCCAGGTGTTCAGCGAAGGAAGGACCACAAAATCCTCTGTAACAGGCTCATTCTTAAGCAGGAGTGAAAGAGCAAGGTCTGTGGAGATAACCTATAATGACGAAAACAATGACTACAAGAATACTCAGTTCACCCTTAGAAGTGCCCTGTATGACAGGGATATGGAGCAGGATAATACCGCCCAGCTTACTCTTTTTGGAGTGAGCCGAAGAAGCCAGGCATACCGTGAGGGTATCATGGCCCTGGCTGCATCCGAAAGGCAGCTTCAGACCATAGAGCTTTCAACGGATATCAACGGCATCACGGCTGAGTACGGGGATATCGTCGGGTACTCGCACAGTATCAGCAGGATTGGCATCGCATCCGGCAGGATCGTAAGTGCCACTAAAAACACAGTGAAGCTGGATAAGAGCGTAACCATGGAGGCAGGTAAAACCTATGAAATTTACCTTCAGACAAAGAAGGATGAGCTTATCCATAGGCTGGTAAAGACCGAGGATGGCACAACTGACCTGCTGACTGTAATGCTCCCTTTCAATGGGGAAATATCCAAATATGACTGCTATTCCTTTGGCGAAGCAGAAAGGGCAGTAAAGCCATTCCGTATCGTTGGAGCAGAGCGTGACGGAGATTTTCTGGTAAAGCTGAAGCTCATAGAATATGACGAGGCTGTCTATGCCACAGAAATGGACTACAGTAAATATCCAAGGATTGACTACACATCATCCGAGAGCTTTGCCACGGATAACATAACCCTTATCGAGGATACCTATGTGCAGAAGGATGGTACTGTGGTATCCGCTATAGATATCGAGTGGGAAAGCCAGTCGGTGTATCAGTCATCCTTGGATGGCTACAGCGTTGAGATAACGGATATGGAAAAGGGGACTTCGGAGGAGTTCATTGTAAGCGGTCTGTCTTACAGATACTCTGGGGTAAAGGCAGGAAATACCTATAAGGTGCAGGTGCGTCCTGTGGTTCATGGCAACCGCATCAATGGAAGGTCAGCCTCTATTACCATCACAGGAAAGGTCACACCGCCTGGTGATGTGGCTTATATGTCACTTATCGAGGTGGATGGGGAAATCCTCGTAACAATCGAGCAGGTGGCAGAGCCGGATATTGACCACTATGAACTGAGACTTGGCAGCAGCTGGGATAATTCCTTTAAGGTATGCGACTTTTCGGGAAGTCCTGTATCGGTACAGCCTACCATGAATGGCACCTGCACATACTTTGTAAAGGCAGTGGATACCTCTGGCAACAAGTCAGAAAATGCCTGCAGGCAGATCATAAACATCAGCAGTATTATGGCAAACAATGTAATCCTTGAAAGACGCTTTGATATCCATGATTTTGCTGATTGGGACAATTTTTATGAGTATAGGGGAGCACTTTTAATGGCAAGCAGAGAAAGAATCACTGACTTTGAGTATTTCAGGGAAATCTTCGACCAGCTTACCTATCTTGATGGTTCGGTCTATCTTCCTCTTATTGATTTAGGGGAAAACATCATAGATACTGACTGCTACTACATAGACAGCAAGGGAATCATCCATCAGCAGAATCTACGGCGCATAAGGGATTTTAAGTATTTCTCCGAGATATTCGAGAAGGATGACCGCCTTGCTGCTCCCGTATCCCTTGACAGTACATTCTTAAGGATTGCCATTGATGGTGATAACAGCAGTGATGTATTAAAGGCAGTGGAGTATCGGACTAGCATTGATGGATATACCTTCAGCAATTGGATAGCCGCATCCCAGACAGCCTTCAAGGGAAGGTTCGTGCAGATAAGGATTAATCTCAGCAGCATATCCGGTCATACCCAGGGATACATTAAATCAGTAACTGTCAGCATAGATGTGCCAGATACCGAGGTAATCTTGGAGAATGTTCTTCTTAATGCTGGGGATAACTATATAAGGTATAATCACCGCTTCATGGAGAAGCCATCCTCGGTTGCAGTTTTTACGGCAGATGATAACGGCATGGCTGCAACATGGCAGATAACGGATTATGACAGGCAGGGAGTCCATCTGACCATATTTAATGAAAAAGGTGAAAGCTGCAGCGGTAAATTGATAAGGGCCATGGTTCGTGGCTACTAAGGAGGTCGAGATAAATGATAAAGTTTTACGATAGCATGGGAGCCGCCCAGGGCATATCCGTCCTTTCTGATCTGGTGGATGCCTGTGACTTCTGGCAAAATGGCACAGATGTTAAGCTGGGCGGTATTGTAAGAAGCTCAACGGACAGTCTCATATATGCCGAGTGTATTGCTGGCGGCATAACGGGTGAGGCAGAGCCTGTCTGGGGAATAAGCGATGGAACGGAGGTAAACGATGGCAGCGTAAAGTGGAAGGTGCATGATTTAAGGAAGGCACTTACTGCAGAAACGGCTGACAGGTTTTCAGTTCCAAGGAAAATAAACGGCATAGAATTTGATGGCAGCAAAGATATAATCCTTCCAGCAGATTCCGTAGACGAGTCCACTTACATTGCAAAGGGGCTGAAGGTTGGCGGTTTTTCTGGGAAGGATTTATTTATTTCCAGCGGTACGGCAAAGGTCAATGGCCGTACTGTAAAATTCGATGGCGGCAGCATCGCTCTTGGGGAAAGGGAAACGGCCCTTGTTCATGTCACGGCAGAGGGAAAGCTGGGCAAGCGGAAGGCGGCATATCCAACGGGGTGGATTGATGATAATACCATAGGCTTTTGGATTTTCAACAAGACCATTGCTGGTGATGCCGTACCTAACATTGCCGTTGGAAAGTCGGCTGTAGCACAGAAAAATGACTTCATTCCATACGGCGGCATTACATCGGTTGATGGCTGGGCGGATTATTCCCTGCAGACAGACGGTGCTACGGGATATTTTGAGCTTCAGAATAACCTTGGCTTTATGACGGGCGTTGTTCCTTTCGAGTATAACATCTTGATAACCCCGGATAAGATTGATGGCTCTACGGATTTCATCTTTAACTATGCGGGCAATGTTACGACCATATACATCAACAGCAACGGCCTTCTTTACTGCGGTGGTCAGAACACTGGCTATATCTGCGAGACAGGGAGAACCTTCTTCCTGACCTATCAGTACGATGGCAGGATTGCCTATGTGTATATTGACGGAAGGCTGGTATTCCAGGTTACGGTAAATATCTCCCTTTCCCTGAATACCAGCCAGAACACAAGAATTGGCTGTGCCTACGATAAGTCGGATATGCTCCCCGCCACATTCCATTTCGTGGAGATTAGGAAAGCAATCCGTAAGCCAGAGGAGATTGCCAGGATAGCAAATGAACTGCTTTTGCCATGCTTCTATGAGAAGGGCAGTTCCTCATATCCATCCATCCCATCTGAGTACACCAATTATGCCGAGTGGAAATTCGATGATGAGACACCAGATACCTTGAAGGAAACCAATGGCATCAACAGCGGTGTAGTGGGCAGCACGGTTATGCCAACTCAGGAGGACAGCCAGCTTGGACTTGGCAAGGCTATGCGTTTTACGGGAGCCAATACCTGCTATATGAGTATCGGCACCATTACAATCCCAGAGGAGTTCACAATCATTGCTGTAGCCAATCCATTTCAGCTCACTGGCCTGAACCGAATTTTTGGCAACAAGATTGGAGCAAGCCAGACCTTCATGTTCTGCTCATCACAGGATGGAACGCTTGGAGTGTCATTCTACACGGGAAACCAGAACAGCAACTCATGGATTAACTCAGGTATTAAGCCGAATGTGGGAATGGAAAATTTCATTGCGCTTAGGACTACTGCCAAGAATCACTATTTCCGGGTGAACAGGGAAACGGCAGTAAGGCCAAATGCTTATTGGAAAAAGCCAGTATCTACAGAGTTTGCCATAGGTGCCTGCTACGACAATAGCTATCCATACAAGGGTACATTAGCCTATCTGCTCTTTGTGCCTAGAGCCTTGAGTGATGCAGAAATAGAGGAAATGTATGACTGCCTTATGGTAAAGGGCAGGAAAAACATCATCGATGATATGGTTCCATCTGATGCTGCCGTTGTTGCCATGGCCAGGGCTGATGGAAGTTCAGTCATTGAGTATAACGATGCTGACTACAAATTTGGCAGGCGAGAAGGTGCGGTTGGCGGCAATAGGAAGGTGTTCCTTGGCTACAAGTATTTCTCCGGCACATCGGTATTATCCTGGGATAACCCATTCGGTACAAGCCGTGTGAAGCGATACTTTACCTGGGCATCTGATGCCAAGGGTACCAATGAGATCGAAGCCATGAAGATGGTCTATGTGTATAATACTGGCTGGGGCGGTCTGTGGCCATTCTCGGATTCAGGCACAGGAAACGATGATATGAAGATTACCTGTTATGTCAGCACCGTCTATGGAGGTGTTGCTCTATACAACGGAGTATGGAAATCCTCTGGCTATATTGGCTGCTATGTAGAGGTAATGGAAGATTATACGGGGGTTGATGGCAGATGATGTATTACAACAGAAAAACAGGAGACTTGAGCAGTGCTCCACCATGGGGCACTGCTTTTTTACTGCCCAAAATCAGGAAGGCAAGATTTCCTGATTGGGAAGAAGTGGAGAATGGCTTTATTCCAAAGGATAAGAAGGTTGAGCTGTCTGAGCCTGAAACCAGCAAGGCAGACATTGAGCTGGCAGAGGCTTTAATAGAAATCTACAGCATATTGGAGGAGAGAACATGAAGATTTACAAGTACAAGGCAAAGGCCTACGCAGTGCTGGTAAAGGCAGGAAAGTACATCCTGTCTGAAGACCAGAGGGAGAACAAGAAGCAGGAGTTAGTTCCGGATGAGTACGCAGATCTTGTAGCGGAGATTCTTATCGGAGGCGATAGCTGATGAATGAAAGAGATGTAATAATGCTTTATATACAGATTGGTGGTGCGTTACTTGTCAGTGCCATCACAGGCGTAATGGGTGCTCTGGTACGTGAGGTATGGGCACTTAGAAAGGAACGGCAGGAAAAAGCCATAGAGGAAGAAGCTGAACGGGGAAAACGCAGAAAGGCACTGAAGGCACTCTTGAAGTTTCAGCTTCATCGCTCCTGGCAGTACCACACCAGCAACGGATTCATGCCAGCCAACGAGATGAGCCTGCAGACAGAGCTGTATGAGGCTTATCACGATATGGGTGGCAACGGCACAGGGACCAAGCTATATAACGAGATGATGGAGCTTCCCCATAACAAGTACACGGAGGTACAGTAATGAAGAACTTAATAGTACAGTTTTCTGCATGGGCGCAGGCCAACTGGCTTGCACTTGTTATTTTTATGATTTTTTCCATGATGATGTTTCTCTGCTTGGTAATGGGCAGCTGGCTGTATGGGTATTGGTCAAATGCCCTCTGGGGTACAAGGTTTGAGCTTGGTAGCTGCTGGCAGGGAATAACTGTTGTCATCACAGGTCTGGGCGGTGTTGCAGCACTAGCCAAGGCAGCATGGACCAAGTATTCAACGGATAGCCAGTATAACAGCATGATGGGAAGCCATCCATACGAAAGGGGTAAGTGATTATGATTAAGGGTATTGATGTATCGGAGAACAACGGCACTGTAGATTGGCAGGCCGTAAAGAATGCCGGGATTGAGTTTGCTATTGTAAGAAGCTCCTATGGTAAGACAGGAGTGGATGAGAAATTCCTGGAAAATGTAAATGGCGCTCATGCAGTGGGGCTGAAGGTTGGTGCTTACCATTATGGCTATGGCCTGACTCCTGCTGATGCCGTGCTTGAAGCAAGGAACTGCCGTGAGGTAATTGATGATGCAGGAGTGCTTCTGGAGCTTCCTGTTTTCTATGACATGGAAGATGCTGATGGCTATAAGGAAAGACACGGCTTCTGGTTTGACCCTGAGAATGCCACAGGCATCTGCAGGGCATTCTTAGATAACATTGGCCTGAACTGTGGTGTATACGCATCATACAGCTGGCTTTGTGATTTGATTGACTGGCGGTCTCTTGGTTGCTCAGTCTGGAACGCAGAATGGGGAGGTAGCGATGATATTAAGGGATATATGTGGCAGTTTACGGAAAATCTTTATATCGGTGGTAAGCAGTTTGACGGGGACTATCTCTACAATTGGTAAGGCGGTGATGGGTCATGAGAAAATCATTCTGGTTTGTGCTGCTGTTATTGCTATTGTGTGTGCCGCAGCTTTCCTTTGCTGCAGAGAGGACATACCAAGTGACGGAAACAGAGCTGACGAGGTTAGAACAGAACTTGAGGTCGCTATCCGAAATGAACAGCAAGCAATCAATGACCTTAGAGAAGCAGAAGGAACAGCTGGAGAGCTCGGATCTGCAGTTGAAGCAGGCCGAAGAGAAGTACAGTCTGCTATTCGCTCAAATGAAGAACTTGGAGAAGGAAATGCTAGAGCAGCAGGACTCATTAGAGACTGCCAGGAAATCCTTCGAACAGTTCGCCAAAGAGGAACAATTAAAGAGAGATAAGCTGAAGCGTGAAAAGAATATAGGATACTGGCTTGCAGGGATACTAGCTGTAGTATGTATTGCTAGATAAGTGAAAAGCCCGATGTGGAGAAAATTTCTCTGCATCGGGCTTTTTCAGTTATTAGTCATACACATAACGAGTAGTAAATTGCGCCAACAAATATGCGTATATAAAATATTAAATAAGCACGTTTGTTAATTGGCTATTAGGAGGTTGACTTTTAGTATATTTAAGAATAAAATAGAAATATAAATTTTCTGTTTTGTGAGGTGATAGCATGTTGTATGATTACATATTAGAAAACTACTCCAAGGATGAGCCGATATTCTTATCTGAACTTCCGGGCAAATCTCCAAGTTATATTCGTCAGGAGATGAAGCAGCTGGTGGATGAGGGGAAGTTGGAACGCCTGTACAATGGTGTATATTATATTTCATACAAAACGATTTTTGGGACCAAAGGAAGAGTGTCTGTAAAAAAGTATGTTTCTAAGAAGTTCCTGTTATATCAAGGAAATACAAATGGCTATTTTACTGGATTGCAGTTAGCTAATATGTATGGCTTTACCACGCAGAACCCCGCATGTATAGAAGTGGCCTCTAACGAAGCTACTACAAAGCAGCGCAAAATGGAAATTGCCGGTCAGAGGATAATAGTGTATAAACCGGTTACTAAAATTACTAAAGAGAATGTTGCTGCATTACAATTCTTGGATTTAATGACAACTATTGATAAGTACAGCGAGTTATCTGGTGAAGCTTTAGATAAGAAACTGAAATCATTTGTTGATACATTAGGTGTTGATTTTAAGATCGTAAAGCAGTATATCAATCTTTATCCGGACAAGGTCTTTAAGAATATATATCAAGGAGGGCTTATAGGTGGACTGGTATAAAAGTTATCCTGATGAATGACGTGAAATCATTGAAATTGAAAGCAGATTTTATGAATCTGATTATAAGAATGTCACGCGGAAGCTTTTGTATGAAGATGTAGGTTACGATTATGCAGTAGAAAATGGAATTGCCATAGTTGCGCAGTCTGATGCGTTCCTTTATAAAAAATAATACAGCTGCTACGAGCCGAGTTGAAAAAAACTCGGCTTATTTTTTTTGCTCTAATATAGGGTTCGATTCATCCCAATTTTCTGTATATGGTCAGAGGCAGATTTTCGTTCAAAGAGCGCATTTCTGTCATGGGTCTATTAAAAGGATAATTGAGCAGTTCTAAAAAGCATTCATATTGTCCTTGTATTATCAGAGGTGATGACAGATGAATGAGCATATTAAAAATGTATCTTTCACTAAGGATGAATTTTATACAGAACTTGGTTGGTTTATAGCAGATAAGCTGGTAAGGGAACTTCTAAACAGCGGTTTAATTACATCTTTGCAGTACAAAGAAATAGCTACACTTAACAGGAAATCTTTTCCTATAATATCGGTGGACTTGTTGCCTAATTCGCTTGATATAACTGATTTACAGAGGTAATATGCTATACTGACGAAAGGAGGAGGCGGTATGCCGATAATAAAAATCATTGATAAGAAGCCGGTTAAAAGAATTAGGGTGGCCGCATATTGCCGTGTATCTACATCGGATGCAGACCAGCTTGCAAGCTTGGATAATCAGAAAAAGCATTATGAGGAATATATCAAGTCGAATCCTGAGTGGGAGTTTGTAGGTGTGTATTCTGATGATGGCATAAGCGGCAGATCTGCTGAAAAAAGAAAGGCATTTCAGCAGCTGGTCAGCGATGCCCTTGATGGGAAAATAGATTACATTTTTACGAAATCCATCAGCCGTTTTGCCCGTAATACCATTGATTGCCTTGATACGGCGCGAAAGCTGGCAGCCAAAGGTATCTACATAACCTTCGAGCAAGAGAATATCTGCACTAGGGACATGAACACAGAGCTTTATATGTCCATCATTAGTGCCTTGGCAGAGCATGAATCAAGGTCTCTGTCTGAGAATGTCAGATGGGGAATTCAGAAAAGATTTCAGGATGGGACATATAAGATTGTCTCTCCACCCTATGCCTATTACTACCAGGATAGAAATATTGAAGTAGATAGAGACAAGGCAGAAACTGTAAGACAGATTTTTTCCTGGGCACTTGAAGGCTTGGGCGGATATACGATTGCCAGAAGGCTTAATGAATCTGGTATCTCATCCCCACGAGGTAAGAAATGGGGGGCATCTACCATCAATAATATCCTTAGGAACAGATTTTATACGGGGGATGTTATTTTTCAGTCTACATTCCTGGCATCAGACGGAAAGCGCAGGAAGAATAATAACAATATTGATTCATACCTGTGTGAAGAACATCACGAGGCAATCATCAGCCTGGATGTGTATGAGAAGGTTCAGAAAGCACTAGACTTAATGGCCGATAACAATAAAAGCAAAAGTAAGTCTAGAAAAAGGTATGTGTATTCAGGCAAGGTTTATTGCAATGAATGTCATGGCTCATTCAGGCATAAGATTCAGCATACAGGGGATAAGGTATATCCGATGCTTGCTTGCTGTAATCACATCAGGGACAAGTCGAAGTGTTCTATGAAGGCAGTTAAGGAAACCGCCTTTAAGGATGCATTCTGCACTATGGTAAACAAGCTGATTTATGTAAAAAACAGAGTGCTGAAGCCTATGCTGGAGGAATTAAATACTACGGTTCAGCTGCCTATGGAAGATAATGCCAAAGAGCTGGAGAAATTAGACGCACAGGCAGCTATGTTTCAAACGATGATGGAAGAGCACTGTGTTAGCAGTTCGGTGATTCTGCCAGAGCTTATAAAGATTGAGGAGAAAAAAGAAAGGCTGCGCCTGGCAGATGCGATAGCATCCAACGACAATAGAATAGAAGCACTAAGAGAACTAATCAGCATCTGCGATAGGGAGTCTTTGCAGACAGAATTCTCTGACCATATCTTTTTAACTATAGTAGATAAGGTGTCTATTTTATCGAAGAAGGAAATCCTATTTGAATTGAAATGCGGCTTACGACTAAAGGAAAGGATGGTGAGAGCATGACTACACATATACCGTTTGGTTACTGCTTCAAGGATGGAGAACCATCTATAGATGACGACAATGGCCCAAAGGTTATCAGACTGTTTGAACTGTACCTTAATGGATACAGCCTGGCAGATGCAGGGGAAAATATAGGAATCAGCATTTGGCACTGCGGTATAAGCAGAATTATTACAAATAGAGCATATCTTGGGGAAGGGATATTCCCAAGGCTTATATCTGATGAAGTGTTTGAAAAGGCTCAGCAGGAACGTTACATAAGAGCTGCCCGGTTGGGCAGACTAAATAAGAAGTATAAGGATAGGAAACCACATATAGCTTCAAACTTTATTTTAGAGTCAACTGAGTGTGAAATTGCAGATCCTATTTTGAAAGCAGTGGTGCTATGTCAAGATTTAGCACAAATTAAAATGAGAACTTCTTAATATTTTTATGGACAATTGTCCATTTGAGCATTTTTTAGT